TTATTGGTTTGTTTTTGATAATTTTGTTTTCAGGGGCATATTGGGGGCAAACCCTAACCGCTCGTTTAACAGCTCCACCTGCTCACCGTCAAACTCCTTGATCCAGGCTGAATACACCCGATACACCATCTCAGCATCTTCGTGCCCGAGCTGGCTGGCGATGAACGAAGGGTTTGCTCCAGCCGCAAGTGACCAGCATGCGTAAGTGTGTCGTGACTGATACGGCGTGCGTCGGCGAATACCGGCTTTTTTCACCGAGGCATCCCAGCGATCGGTAATTGACTGCGTCGAAAAATAATTACCCGGATTTTTTGTCCCCAGGCGCGGCAGAAACACAAAACGCTTCCTCTGTACTTCAGACTTCCCATACTCCCTGAAATGCTGAACGATCTCCGTTTCCGGCAGATGGCCAGTGAGGGCATATTGTGCACGCAGCGCATCAAGCGCAGGAGCGAGAAGGGTGATTATTCGATCCCCAGCCTTAGTCTTGGGCGGTACAAAATCACCCTGTCCCGTCAGGTTGCGCTGGATATGAACCTTTCCTGCATCAAGATCAACATCTTCCCACGACAGTGCCGCAATCTCACCGTGACGGGGGCCGGCGCCGATGGCGAACTGCCACATGTTTTTGTCCTGACCCGTCAGGGCCAGCATCATCGTGGCGTATTCATCACGCTGTAATGGATCCGGTTTCTTACGGTCCTTGTGCAGCTTTGTGATGTGCTCAAACGGTTTATCGGTGATGAATCGGCTACGGTGAGCAAAGCGCAGGATCTGACAGGTCAATGAAATGTAGTCGTTCACCGTGTTCACACTGCGGCCAGTCTTTTTTCTCTTATTACCCTCAGAGTAAAAGCTTTCTCCACGCAACAGCTCCTTTCTGTACTGCATCATGTCGCTGTGAGTAATATCGGAAATTAACGTGTTCCCTCCGATGACCTTATTCATCGTCCTGAGCTGCGCCTTAATTCGCGTCATGGTGTTTCTTGAAACATCCCCTTCCTTGGCATCCAGCCAGAGTTCGGTAAGTTCGTCCCAGGTGTAAGCAACACGCGTAGAGGTAAATTTCTTGACGCTTTTCGACTCAGGGAAGCGCCGAGCGTAATCGAATTCACCCAGCTGTATTTCACTTAATATGAGCGCGCGCAGGTTTCCCGCTTTTTTGATATTTGCAGGAGTGACCATCCAGCCTTTCAGCACTTCCCGGCAGCGTTTGCCGCGAAAGGTGAAAGTTAACCGGATTTTTCCATTGTGAATTTCAACACCTGTTGGGAAGGTCATTACAGCTCCTGCACTAACTGATTTATGCGAGGGTAGTTGTACCATAGCAAGCCACGCTTAGTTTCTCCTCCGTTCATTGCCTGTCGCTTGAAGTGGACACCTTCCAGCCATGGCCCGCTTCGGAGTGCTTTTATCTGGCGCTCTGTCAGGCCAGTAAGCGCCGTCAGTTCTGCCTCAACAACCCATTCTCTATTAAAAATGATTTGCGCCATGATGACTCCTGGCAACCGGCGTGAGTATACCCACGCCTGTTGCGTCGTGTTGATTATTCGAAATCAGGTAAAAAGAGGCCCCGACGAAGCGGGGCATGCACATTTTTTAGAAAATTAGTTGGGTAAATCCAATATCTGCCGATATGTTAGGAGTCACATTTGAGGGATCGACATCCATGAAAACAAAGCATTTGCTGCTGCTTGTGCTCTTAACATTGGCCCAATGTAGTCATGCTCAAGAACAATACAATTTTGAAGATGTAAAACCTGCAGTTATTGAATTCTTCAAGCGCGGGGCAGGGAATCCTGATGGCTGCGATGTGCTAAAAGAGCAAAGTGCAAAAAATCCAAAAGATGAGCAAGCAAGGAAAATGATGATAGGTTTTTGTGACAGCGACTTAGATACATCTAAGCCAGTAACTTTCACAGAAATGTCATCGCATAGTTCTGAAGGGCATCCGTATGTTTGCGGCGTCATATCTGGTCAGACACAACTTGGCCGTAAAATAGGTGCGCGTTTTATTACTGCCGAACCATATCATTTAGTTCTGGGCTTCAAGTATTCACGACGACCGATAGCTTACGCAACGGATGATGGTTTTTTGGTCGATGAGTTTCGTTCTCAGCTGAAAGCCTTCAACGAGCTATATGCAAAAGCATGTAAATGAATTAAATCCCTCTCTGCTTATTCTTCAACTCGATAACAGATTGGCACTCTGCGCACGTCTGGCATCCCGGAACGGCAACGCGCCGCGGCGCAGGGATATCCTCGCCGCATTCAGCGCAATGCTCTGCTGATACGGCGTTGCGGTTGAGCCGGTGGGCGGAAAGGGCTGCGTTACGCTGAAGCTCTTCAATCTCTGCTGCTGTGTCGATGATGTCGGCCATGGTCAATGCTCCCGGAACTGTCGGTTAATTCGGTTGAAGGTGAACGCCAGCAATAAAAAAGGAGCCTTAAGCTCCCGGGTGATGAACGATTTCATGCGGTTCGCTCCGCCATTATTTCGGCCTTCTGCTCGTCGTTGAGCATGTCGTCAGAGACGATCGCCACACGGTTGCTGGCGCTCCACGATACTGGAGCACTTTCTTTCAGCGCCTTATTCAGCGCCTCAGCAGCATCGCGCACAGCTTGCGGCAAACAGTAATAGTCATCGCCATCAGGTATGATCTCTTCGCAGTGCTGCTCCAAGTCGAACTCAGGCGGATAGTTAGGCTCGCAGATCATTAACTGCAACTCACTCGGCAGCAGGGAGTGCTCATAGCAATAGTCGGCCAGCGATTCAGCGTCGAAAAAGTACTGGTCATCATCAAAGATAACGAGCGGCTCTCTGGTCCATACCGCGCGCTCAAAGGTGGCGAACTTCGCCTGGCGGCTTTCGCGGTGGCATTCTTCGCAATAACCATGAGTGCTATGAATAGGATGTTCGTCAGGTTTGTTCTTGCACTTACGATGAGTGGCATCGCACCAACGCGCCTGGTGCTCGTCACCGCCCCAGAAACGACCTTGACGGTCTACCCAACCAGTTACGGTCTGGATGCTGGCCGCTTCATCGCTGTCCATCATCACGATTTTTTCAGTTTTCATATTCATTGCTCGTCTCCAAGCCGCCCGTTAAGGCGGCCAGTTTTGACGACGAACTCCAGAAGACTAACTCCCAGAGCTTCAATTTTCTTGTGATGCTTGTTGATGATGGGAGGCACCGTTTCGTTCCAGTTAGGCTTTGGCTTCTTGCGCATGGCCTGCTGGATTTCCTCGGTGCAGCGGCGGCAGGCGGCGCGGATGGCGTTGTCTGTTTCTGGCGTCATGCGGCCTCCGTCTTAACAACATCGATAGCGCAGCCGGGTAGCAATTCAACCGCGGCGGTAGCGCACTGGTTTCCCCAGTGGTGCCAGCCCGGCGCCGCGCTGCGGCTAAACAGCTCAATGCGAGGCACATCGCCGTAAAGCAGCTCCAGCCGGTGGCGAACTTCCCACGGCTTTTCGCTGTGTGCGCCGAGCGGGCTGTATACCACCTGCTTAATCCCGGCATGCTTTCGCTCCAGCCCGGCGCCGCGGGTGGCAATCAACATGTCTTCGGTATTTGCACGGGTGTGGTTGCCGCCGTTCATGCGTGTCTCGGCGTTAAGCAGATCGAGGAAGTCGTAAAAGTCGGTGACTTCACCCTCGGCCAGCGCCTTGTTGATGCGCAGCTCGGCGTTCTGATTAAGCTTCACCCAGGTAAAGCCCTTCATCGTGCGAACGGTAAAGCCCCAGGCCTCGGCCAGTTCGATAGCCTCCTGGTTATGCGTGCCGGTGTACCACATCGCCAGCACCGAGTTTTCGGAGCCAAGTTCCCAGACTGGTAGGCGCTTGATGTCGATTAGCTTCATGGTGGAGTAGTGATCGGCAGCGGCGCCGTTGCTGATGGTGTTGCCGTAAGACCAGGGAGGATCTGCGTAGATAAGAGAGTATTTTCCGGTCATGCTGCCTCCCGTCTGCGTGCCAGCAACGGCCCGTCGTGTCCTGCGTTAAAGCTTTCAACCATCGCCCGGCAACACGCCGGACAGCAGCTATAAGTCCTTTGCGGCTCTCCGTCGAATTTCCAGTAAGAGGAACGCATAGACGCGGAGAACGTGGAGCAGATATCGCAATGAAAGGCTCCCGTATCCAGAACCCTCATTAGCTGAGGCTTGGAGAGTTCGAATTTTCTGGCGATAACCGCATGCTCAAGACCGGCATCAAGCAGGGCTTCAATCAGCTGCAGATCATCGATGGTTAATTTCCCGCAGCGGTAAAGCCCCATGCTGCTGGCCTTCATCTGGATAGACGCTTTGGTGCGCTGTAACTTTTTGCACAGCTCATCCATGCTCATATACAGATAGGTTTTGGACAAAAAAATGGCCTGAGAATCAGGCCAGGGCATTGAGTGCATCTGCATTGTCATAACTATTCCCCGAGGCTTTTCGCCAGAATAACTTTGACGAGCCGCTCAGCAGCAGATTTCTGCGCCGGAACGGAGGCAATAATCGTTGGGCGGTCTTTTTCGGCATTCACGCAGATACCGCCCCAGCGCAAAATCAGGAAGAAGTCTTCCATCTCAGAGGAGCCCGTACTGCTCGCCAGTTCCTCAATCATCTGGACGATATCGACGATTGAGTGGTCAGCCATCAGCCGCTGAACGGCGTAGCCGAAGGCATTGATCATCACCGCGTGGAACTGAATGTAGTCACGCTTGTAGTCTGCCTGGCTGGTGCCGTGGCGAATCGCCTCGATCTGCGTCAGGGCCAACCAGGCCTCCCAGATGGATTCGATGTCGCCCATTTCCAGAGGCTTACTGCCCGCGTTGGCAAACTTGGCCGTCGCGTCGCTTAGCGCTTTGAAGCTCACCCACAACTTACTTTTCGCTGGAACGACGTTGTGCTCAAAGTCTGTCACCTCTGCGAAGGTGTCGTGCTGAGACAGGAACGTCACCATCCCCTGTGCAACTTCATTACGCCCGTCATAGGCCATGTTGATCGCAGCGGAAGGTTTCGAGACGTTGTTATTGATATCGGAGAAGAACTGCTGGCGTGCCTTCAGCGGGAGATTATGGGTCAGCATCAGCGGGATGCTGATTGGCTCTCCGTAAGTCCGGCAGAACTCAGCTAATCCGGCAGCGCGGTGCTGGCCGTCGAACAGTTTGATCACCGCATCCATAGGGAAACGTGCGACGCCCACATTCGTATTTCCGAACTCTTCAAACTCAATATCCGCGTCGCAGTTGCCGACCAGCGGCGGGATGATGAAGGGCTCTTTATTTTGGTATGCATTGACGAGGTACTGGTAAAACTTCTTCACTCGCGCCTGGTTAATTTCGCGTTGAGAACGCTCAAGCGTGCTTCCGTGATTGTCGGACGCAAGTATGCGCGTCAGCGCGCGGGCTGGCGCCGTAATCATGTAAGTCGCCGTGCCACCCTGCATGCCGCGCGACGCCGGGAACTCAAAGAAATAATCGCCTACTTTGCTCATGCCGCCTCCTGCCTTTCCCGATATTCCTCAGCGAGCCGCTGCGCCTTTAATGGATTGCTGACTACTTCACCCCATGGCATTAGCCAGCCGTTACCAATGAAGGGAAGGCACTGTGTGCCAACCCTGATGCCGTCGTGAGCGTGAGTCATAGGATGGACTCCATTTCGTCGATGTAGAGACCCTGAGCAATCAGTCGGCTACGGCGGGCGGCGCGAGCAATGCACTCCTGCCGTCTACCTTCCTGCGATTGCTCTATAGCGCGCCGGGTGAACAGGCGCGATTTACCTTGCGGCGTTACGACCTTTGGTTTCGTTACCAGGTCGAATGTCCGGTCGCAGATGCCGTCCTCGTTGATCCACTTTTCCGACTCAACGATCTGCGCTATCAGTCCGGTGCCGCGGGTGATGCCGTTGGCGACCCGGTTGAACTCGATGAGCGTTACGCCAAACTTCTCGGCGATTTCGCTGCCTGTGACCGGGCGGCCGCGCGTCTGAATCATCCAGATAACGCGCTCACGAAGGCCGGAGAATTGCCCGGTTCGCCCGGGCCTGCGGTAGAAGGGTGTGCGTTTCATTTCCACTGCTCCCCGAACGTGAAGCCGATTTCCGCCAGCGCCTCGTCCATCTTCTCGATGAACTCCGGCACCATTTCGTTGAAATCGGACATGTATTGCGGATCCCGCTCAACGACGACGTGGTGAATTCCTTCGCGTTTCATGCGCGGGTCGTAGTTGGCAAAGAACCAGGCGTCTTTCCCGGTCACCCACATGCTGTACTGTACCTGGGCCATGTACGCAGACTTGATGGCTTCGAAACCGCCAAGGCGGAATTTCATGAAGTCGCGAGAGGTGAAAGGGCATTTAAGCTCAAGGCCGAATCCGTTACTGCACAGGCCGTCAGGGGAGCACGCGGTGCGCATGCTCTCGTCACGGAACAGGATCGGAGACTCCGTGACTTTCACGTCGGTGGTGAACTCGAAGAGGGTACGGGCGTCTTCCTCGTACTGCTTTCCCCAGGCCAGCGCCTTGGCGTTAACCTCTGGCGCGACGCCGGTGCATACCTCGGCGAGCAGCGTGTGGAAGTAGGACATCTTCATGTCTGTCCATTTCTTTCCCGATCTTGGCTTGGCAATGACGTTGTGTACTTCTGAGGCGGTGATGACGCCGAGGCGCAGCCGGTGCCACGCCTCATCGCCCTGTTGGATAGTGGTTACGTCAATGCCGGTCCTAGACAGGATGATTTCGGGTGTCATGCTGCCGCCTTAGCCCTTTTCTGAAGGAAGCCAAACCCTTTCTGCGCCTCTTCTTCAGTGAGTTCTGACGCCTCAAGAATTTGCCGTTTGAAGATGTCGCTGCACAGCGGGAGGAAGTCTTTCTCCCAGTCTTTATCCAGGGTCGTTAAGAGATCGGTTATCGCCTGAAGCGTTTCTTCGGTTGCTGCTGGTGGAAGCGCTTCTGTGGTGCTGCGCGGCGTGACGTCACGGATATCTACGTCCAGTGATTTGCCTTCCATTTCTTCGGCGGTAGGCTGCTGTCCAATCTCAGGCCATGCCTTACGCAACGCCTGGGCTTCCGCGCATTTCGCCAGCTGTCCGTATGGGCGCTTTTTCCACATCGCGTTCGGCGCCGTGGTGTCGCGGCCGCCGGTAGCGTAGTTTTCAATCCAGTATTCTTTGGCGCTGAACTCGACGATCTCGCCGCTGGGCATGCGCTTGAAAACGGTGTATTTGCACCACTGAGGGAATGTAACCTCGACACCAGAAAGCGTCTGAGTCGTGTCTGGCCCGAACTCAGGTTCGCGGGCTCCGGCATAATCGCCAGAACGGTCTGCCTGAATGCGGTAAAGCCCGATGCCCGGCATGACCACGTCGCGCCATTCGCTTTTACCCGTTCTTGAGTCTTTGACGCTCATCGGCACGAGGTGAACGGGTTTTAGCAACGGATCCAACTGGCGGGCACGGCAGTAATCAAGCGCCATCATTACCGATTCGTCTTTGGCGCCAGGGTAGATACTGTTCTTCAGCGCGCTCCAGGTAGCGACGTCGATGCCTTTTTCCTGCAGCGCGCTCGCCGTGATTGTTAATTCGTTTGCCATCGTTAATTCCCTCAAAAATTAAAACGGGCAGCCGGTACGGTGTTCCCAGTCGTATTCCGCCTGGGCGTAAGCAACTGCCGAAATGAAATCGTTGTAGGCCTCGCCAGCTTTATCGCTGCGAAGTCCTTCGTATGGGCTGGAGTCAATCGGGACCGTGAAGTGGAAGAGGCCGGACGGCTCTTTTGGCATCATGTCGATGATTTTCTGCGCCCGGTCGTCGATCCACTTCCCTTTCTCCTCGTCGAGCAGCTGCTCAACCCAGCGCCGATCTTCGATGCGGTCGTAAGTGAGGTATGCGTTCATGGCTGAACTCCTAAATATGGACGTGCGTCACCCGGCCGGTTAAAGCCAGCCTGGCGATTTAATTGAGAAAACTTGATTAATCAGCAAGCCTGCGCAGAATGTCATTAGCGCAGCGGCAACAACTAAGGTGACCAAATGCTGATTAATAAAAAAATGACAACACCGATGTACCCGACTAAAGAAATGGGCAAGCGCTCCAAGCGTAATCATTGGTTTGTGAGAGAAAAGGGAAGTGACCAGCCGCACGATCAGTCATGGTATGACTGGTGGAAGTCACGATCGCTTGGCTTAGGCAAGAATGGTCATATTGCGTGGCGTTCTACGTGTATTGCAAGAAACGCACCTGACCCATTCAATCCGCCGGATTCATTCGAGGTCGACTTCCAAGCACCTGACGGCAAGCTGTATCATCTGGAGTTTAAGCTTGCTCCTCACGGCCCAAACAAATAATGGGTTAATGACTCAATCCGCCGCCGCGGCCATCAAGATACACCTCAACCAGAAGCTCTCTGGTGAAGGTGCGCTCACAACCTCGGTGGAGGTAGAGCTTTCCGCGCTTGTTGGCTGATGCCGTCCACATGCCGTCTTTGTGCTTAACCAACATGCCAGGCCGAACTGCGCCGCGGTTAACTTCAACGTACCCGTAGTGGTGCATCATTTTTTACCCTCCACCTGAGCCAGTAAGCCAGCAATGTGCATCTGCCAGCGGTTCAGCGTGACCTGCTCTAGCGGATTGGTGAGCGACGTTAGCCGCCATTCGTTATCGTTCATGGTGCAGCGCTTTACGGTGTACTGCTTGCCGTTGTGGGTGACTTTCATAAATCCTCTTGGCCTTATCGCGGCGAACGGAACGGTTAATACAAGACTTCAACGCATTCATTCAATGTTTCAATGGGCGGTGGATGGCCGCCGGTTGTCATAACTAAGCCGCCTCGGTGAAGCGACTGAAGTATGAAAGTCGTTTGATTACGCACCATTGCCGCTCTCCCTGAGCCCGCCGGGCGTCCGACGCATGGTTTACTGTCGCGCCGTTCGACTGACCGAATCTCCACTTCGCCGCTGACTAACTTCGCTCAGCTGTCTATGTTTCGTTTCGATGGATTGAATATACAAAACGTATTCTTATCATGCAATACGATATGTATATTTATGAGGTGGATTTGTGATAACGAATTGTATTGTAAGGTGATTTATTTTTGTGCTTTGGTGTTAGGAACCAAAAACTAAGGGAGAGAGGATTCATCCTACACTCACATATTTATGAGGTGGAGGTTAAATTGGAGCTGGAAATGGGAAGTGAAGGGCGGTACTGCGCCACCGCCAGAAGGTGGTGGCGTGGGGCTTTACTGAATGGTGGGGTGTTTAGTTTGTTGGTGACTGGCAATAGGCGGTAGATACTAGATTGTACTGATTATTTTCAATTTTTACCTGGTTTCGCCCATAATCTCCAGCCGCAGAGCTTGTCATTACCGGCTGCTTAGAAGGCTTGATTGTCACAGCTTTGTTTTTTTCAATGTATACGAACCTTGCGCCAATTTTGCTGAGGTGTGTTTTCCCTGAAACTACACCGCAGACAGCTTTTCCACTTTCTGATTCAACAACTTTTACGTCACTAAAGGTGAGGCCGTTTGCAACTGCAAAGGTGTTATCACAAGTGGCTATGGCTAAAGGTTTCTTAGACTCATCAGCAGCAGCTACCCTCATAAAATCTGCGCACTTGTTTGTAGCATCACGGGACTTCAGGTTATCAATAACGGCGGTTTTTGCGTTATCAACCAAAGCCAGGTCCTGAGCATAAAGAGATGTCGAGCAAAGCAATAGAGATAACAAAAAAAAGTTTTTCATAAGCATCCTTACTGTTTGCGTTTAAATAAGTCTTAGCTTTGTTTCCACAGCTACGCCAATAATCCTGCAGTTCCCGTTAATAGGTACCAGTGGCCATTGCGGATTTAGGCCCTTCAGATACCTTTGTCCACCATCGATGACTAGCTTTTTGAAAGTTGCTTCGTTCGATTCAGACAGCTTGGCAATTACCAGGCTACCATTGACTGCGTCTCTTCCGGTGTCGAAAAGTACATAGGTTCCTTCAGGTATACTCAATCCAGTAGGGGCAGTCATTGACTCCCCCTCAACGAGCAACCAGAACGCGTCACCCTGGATGTGAGCATTTGACTCAAGCCAGAGATCTATATCTTTTAGGGTGTAGGGCTCAACCGCTTCGCACCATGAACCAGCCTGAACGCAGCTGATTACTGGGTACTTATTTCCCGTGCTATAGGGACCAGCATACTCAACATCACCCTTAAGTGTGTCATCAATGATCAAGCCGCCTGCTCCTACGGAAAAGTTCTTTTTGCCAAGGAACTGCAATATTTTCGCGATCTCGGAAAGGCTTGGCTCACGCCGAGCGTTCAGCCAATGACTTACCGCACCCTTAGTAATACCGAGGTGCTCTGCCAGCTGTTCCTGATTGATGCCCTGACTTTTCATCAGGGTCTTAGCTAAGTCGTACCATTTCATAGTCATACCCGAATGATACAAGTTGTATATATTTGCGCGAGACACAATTCGTATATTTTACTTGCGAACAAAGAATACAAAACGTATATTTAAGTTGTTTAAAGGAGACCCGACATGAACAACATCCGAAAAATCCGCAGAAACATCGGCTTGACTCAGCGCCAGATGGCGGAAGAGCTGAACCTGACTACAGGCGCGGTATGCCATTACGAAAAAAACAAACGCAGCTTAAGCCTGGAGCAGTGCCGGGCGATTGTTGCGGCTCTGAATAAGCATGGCGCTTCAGTATGCGTCGATGACGTTTTTCCACCAATCAACAGCAACGCCGCCTAACCGGCGGCCCTAACAACGAAAGGGAAAGCAATGCATTCACTTGCGTATCAACACAATACCGGAATACACCCGGGAGCGATGATAAACCGCGCTCAATCTAAGGCGGCGCCAGACCACGAAAAGATCCGCGATGCGGTCCGGGCATGGTCGTCGGCGCTGGATAATCAGGATGTGGTGTCAGCGCTGATCATCAACGAATACCGGGAGCAGGGCGGTACCGCCATCAGCTTTCCGGACGACATCAGCCGGGCGCGCCAGAAGCTGTTTCGCTTCCTGGATAACCGCTTCGACTCCGAACAGTACCGCGATAACGTCCGCCAGCTGACACCGGCAATCATGGCTGTGTTGCCGGTTGAGTATCGAACTCGCCTGATCGGTGCCGATTGCAAAATGTCTCGCCTGGCTGAAGCCGAGAAAGAACTCGCAGAGGCTAAGCAGGCCGTGCTGCTGGACGCTCCAGAGCATCAGAAGCTGAAAGAGGTAAGCGAGGGTATAGCGTCGCTGTTCCGCCTCATGCCGGAGCAGGTAGGGCCACTGATGACGATGGTCACGTCGATGCTGGGGGTTATGTGAGAACTACAGAAATGGCGAAAGCCGGTCTGCGCGAACAGAACCGACTTTCTGGTGCAACAAACGTCAGTCAATTGCGAGGTCATTATGACAAACGCTAATCCAAAACGCCAGGCGCAGGAGGTTTAACTGTGTCGAACGTCGCTTACGCAAATTTCGCGGCGCACTCAGCCGCAAGGAGCAACAGGATGGAGAACCAGAAGTCTGGTTACGTCCCGTTGTACCGGAGCATCAAGAAGAAGTCCTGGGCTAAGGATGTATTCCTGCGCGCGCTGTGGGAGAACCTGCTCATTGACGCAGCCAGACAGCCATACACGGCATTCTTCAAGGGCAAGCAATGGCCTCTGCAACCCGGTCAACTGGTCGTCACTGCTGCAGATCTTGGCCTTCAGTTGTGTGACCGTCAGGGCAACCCGACAAGCCGCGACGCGGTGGAGAGAATGCTGTCAGTTTTCGTCCGCGAAGGGATGATTTCCATCGAGGGAGAGAAGCGAAAAGGCAGGGTGATCACCATCACAAATTACGTTGAATATGCTCAAAAAATGGACGATTTGCCCGCACATAAAGCCGCACGTACAGGCGCACATGATGAAGCCAGTAACGGCGCGGGTTCAGGTGGGTATGCCGCACATAAGGCCGCACAATTACCCGCACATCATGAACAAGAAGGTAATAACAAGAATATAAATAACTTATCGTCCGAGAATTCTGACGAATCCTCTGACGCACGTCTGAAGAAATTTTTATCAGCTCATCCTGAAGCTGCGGTCTACACACCATCCGGTGCGAAATGGGGATCTGCTGAAGACCTCGAAACCGCTAAGTGGATTTCCTCCAGGGTGAAGCTGATTAACCCAACCTGCAAAGCCCCGGACATGACCTCCTGGTCTAACACCGTTCGCCTGATGCGCCAGATAGACAACCGGTCGCACCAGGACATCTGCGCGCTGTACGACTGGGCCAGCAAGCACCACTTCTGGCAGACCAACATCCTGAGCCCGGAAAGCCTGCGTAAGCAGTGGGACAAGCTGACGATGCAGCGCAGCGCTGGTTGTGAGCAGCGAGGCGGAAAGCCGGATCTGGACTTCAACAACACTGACTGGGCCTATGGGGTGATCCGATGAAATCTCTTGCAGAGCAGATGCGTAACCACGACCGCGAGCAGATGAGCCGTATGGCCCATAACCTGCCAGAGCAGTACCAGGAGCGCGCACCGGTCGAGCAGGTGGCGCAGGTATTCAACAAGCTGTTCAACGAGCTGCGCGCCGCGTTCCCGGCAAGCATGGCAAACTTCCGCACCCAGGACGACCTGAATGAATTCCGCCGTCAGTGGCTGCTGGCGTTCCAGGAGAACGGGATCCACTCAATGGCTCAGGTCGATACCGGTATGCGCATTGCCCGCCGCCAGGAACGCCCATTCCTGCCATCACCGGGCCAGTTCGTCACCTGGTGCAAGCAGAGTGGCGGCGCGTTGGGCATCACCGTTGACCAGGTGATCGCCGAATACTGGGACTGGCGTAACCGTTCGTTCGAGTTCACCTCCAGTGAGCAATTCCCCTGGTCGCAGCCGGTCATGTACCACATCTGCGTTGAACTGCGCCACCGCAGCACAGAGCGCCAGTTAACGCATGGTGAGCTGGCGCGTGAGGCGGGTGACCTGCTGGATATGTGGGAGAGGCGCGTCACCGATGGTAAGCCAGTTCCGCCGGTACGCCGGGCAATTGCAGCACCGGCAGCCGAGCACGGGCCGACGCCGATCCAGTTACTCCTGGCGAAGTACAACCGCAACAAGTCGAACGGGATGGTGTGAGTTTAAGTTACAACTATCTGTAAAGTTATTTTCATCATAATGTTCCAATATATGGTATTGATTAATAAATGAAAATATGCAAAATTAATTGTTTACTGTTCAAAGGGAACTAAAGCATGACACTTAAACTATCTGAATTATCTAATGAAACAATTGCCACCCTTCTCACTGAGAATGATTTTAAGTTTGTTATTCAAAATGATGGTGATATCAAAGTAGAAAATGATGAGCGCTTATATATCAAACTTGACAAAGATAAAGCTTCTTTACGAATTTATGGTTGGGTAACATTCGATGATGGTGTAATGAACAAAGGAGGTCGTGCGAATTCAGTGGTCAATTTCTTGAATTTAGGAAGTAACACTGTAAGATATGCGACTTTGAAAGATAATGATTTATTTTTTGAGTATGGCATTCCTTTGGTTGGTGATGTTAGTGAATCCTTTTTTGTTAATTTATTAAATCATATTGTTACTGTATCTAATAACTTGAAAGGAGTCTACGAGTTAACATCCAATAGATTAGAAAGTATAGGTCTCAAATGAATATTGTATCTATTAAAAAACTATTGGATATATACTCACCAAGTATCACTGGTGGGTTGACCTCACTATCTGTATTTATTTACAGATCTTATAATGGTTCAAAGGACTATGAATATATAATACCATTGATCTGTGGTGGGGTATGTACTATAGCGGCAATAATAATTGTAGAAATTATCAAAAGCAAAAAAATAAAATTGAAAGACGAAGCAGTAGCTTCCCTGCTAAATGATGTTAAAGATAAGCATACCTTCTATTCGGCACAATTGAAAGAACACACTGCGGGGAGTGAATTGTACGAAATATATAAGAATAAAATAATTGAGCTTATTGAAATTGAGGCAAGACAAATAAAAGAAAAATCAACAAGGGTGTTGGACTTAGAAGAAGAGATAAAAACAGCTGATTCATTTATTAGCGATGGTATGGATAAATTAGGGGAAATTAATAATAAGAAATCTTAAAGTTCATTGATTTCTTTTTTTGATAATTTTAGATGTGTTTGAACATTTGATGGGGATTCAGGGTTTATTATATATTTGGAGGGCTTTAAAGGAGTTTTATCTCTCCATAAAGAGAGTATATAATATCGACGCTCTAATCACGTTTTACTGTTTGATTTTTCAAAACCAACCCGCCATAATCATGTCATCGGAGCCTGAACAACTCCGGTGACTTCTGCGCATTTAAGGGGACTTAAATGCGACCACAATCTGAACTCCTCACCTTGTCACAGATGCAGAAATGCACCTGCGATTTTCTGCATTCTGCGCTACCTATCGGAGGTGGCGTATGAGTATCAAATTTTACCTCCGCGACGAGCAGGTTCGCCGCAACCTCATTGACTACATCAACAAACAGCCTGTAAACGCAGATTTCCCGCTCGTGGTGAGTTTTGCCGACCCTAAGCGCACCCTTCCTCAGAATTCACTATTCCACGCGCTTTGCGGCGACCTGGCAAAGCATCGCATTCAGTGGGCTGGCTCTGCGTGGTCACTTCCGTCATGGAAGTCAATTCTGGTTTCCGGTCACTCCATTGCCACTGGCGGGCAGGGGAAGGTTATTGCTGGGCTTGAGGGCGAATTGGTGGCAATTCGCGAAAGCACCTCATCGATGGGGATCAAACGGATGAACAGCCTTATTGAGTACACCCAGGCTTTCGCCGTCAGCCAGAACATCCAACTTCGCGATGTCCGTTATCGTGGCGATTATTTTGGGAGGCTTGCATGAATAATCCTCTCGCACGCGTCATCACCAACGAAATCTTCCGCGTTCCGGCGCGCCGCCAGCGCAAGGCCGTGGTCAAGCCGTCCGAAATCCCGACCATGAAAGACTACACCGCCCGCCTGGTGGATCAGAAATGGCTGCGTCTCGCGGCACGGAGGGCGCATGGCTAAGTTACCGCGCCGCAAGTGCGCCCATAAATCTTGTCGCCAGTGGTTCCACCCGGTCCGCGACGGGCAGGTGGTCTGCTCATTCGAGTGCGCCAGCGCGATCGGCAAAGAACAGACCGCAAAAGCCCGCGAAGCCGCTCAGCAGAAGGAAGCGCAGCGCCAGCGCACCGAAGAGAAGGCAGGCCGCCAGCGCCGTAAGGCGCGATTGGCAGAGCTCAGACCTAACGGTTACTACAAGGCGCAGGCTCAGCAGGCATTCAACGCCTACATCCGAGCGCGTGATGCTGATTTGCCATGCATCAGCTGCGGCGAGACCAACCCGCCTGATCTGCACGGCGGGCAATGGGACTGCGGCCACTTCAAAACGGTCGGCGCCAACCCAGAACTGCGCTTTGAAGAACGCAACGCCCATAAGCAGTGCAAGTCGTGTAATGCCGGAGCCGGAAAGTACACCGCCAAAGAGGCGACGGTCGCGCAGCAATACGAAGCTGGCCTGGTTGCTCGTTACGGGCAGGAATACGTCGACTGGCTCAACGGCCCCCACGAAATGACCAACTACCGCCGTGAAGATTTCATCCGGATCCGTGATGAATACCGCGCCAAGCTCAAAGAACTTAAACAGCAGGAGGCAGCATGACAGACGCTGTATTTCTATCGGCATATCTCATTGCGGTGGCCTGCTTCCTAATTAGGGAATGGGTTAAGCACAAGAGGCTAAGAAAGAAGATCGGCATAAAGATTAGAGCCATTCGATATGCGGAAAAATACCGAATGCTCAAAAGACTAATGAGGGGTTAGGAGTATGAATTTAACCGAATCCCAAAGGTACGAAGCCGAAAGCGTAGCCAGAGCCAATCTGCCGCCAATAGCAAAGCACAGCCAGACCAAAACCAACCAGCCACAGAAGGAAGCCGCATGAACAGTCAGCAACTGGAATACGTACGTCAGCAGCTCATTGTGGCGACCGCAGATCTGAGCGGAGCGACGAAAGGGCAGCTGGTAGCTTTCGCTGAAAACGCACAATTCACCGCGACGGCGCGCAGCCGGGGCCGGAAAAAGGTATTCGACAAGGATAAGCAGCGCATGGTCAACCCTGAAGGCCCGCCGATGAGCGGCAGCCAGTCCCGCGCCAAAGGCTCATCTATCGCGCTGGTGGGGCCGGTTGAGTTCGTGACCGCATCGTGGCGCCGCGCTGTCCTGTCTCTGGAAGGCCATCAGAAAGCATGGCTGCTGTGGAACTACAGCGAGAATATCCGCTTCGAGTACCAGGTGGCGATCACCCAGTGGGCGTGGGAAGAATTCACGGCGCAACTCGGCGTGAAAAAGGTGGCGGGCAAGACGATGGAGCGCCTGAGGAAGCTCATATGGCTGGCGGCGCAGGACGTGAAAGCAGAGTTGGCTGGCCGTGAGACGTACGAATACCAGGCGCTGGCAGAACTGACGGGCGTGGCGAAATCCACCTGGACGGAAACGTATCTGCCTCACTGGCTGGCAATGCGTAACAGCTTTAAGCGGCTTGATAGTGGTTCGCTTATCTCCGTAACGCGATCACGTTCACAACAAAAGGCGACAAATTTAGATGTAAGTCTTGCAAAACCGAACTGAAACGCATATATTTCATGTAAATCTGATATCGTCGCCATAGCTTCGTAGGTCGACAAAGAATTAAGAGCCTCGCCTTCGTGCGGGGCTTTTTTATTTGCGGCACGCCGCACTCAGAACCCACAACCTGGGACCCTTCGGCCAGAGAGCCGACATTGCCTTACCATCATCTTCCCGGCCTGTCGCCGGGTTTTTTATTCAGGCCGCAGACAATCAATTCCAGATGCCACGTAGCTACCGTGTCTGACGGCCTTTTCCCAACTACCACACAGCACCCCGGACCCGGAGGTGTGGAATGCAACGTATGAACCCAACAAATGGACACGATCTGCCGTACTGGTGGTCGGCGGCCTTGGGCCTGTTCTCTTTGCTTAGCCTGCAGGATTACGTGTTTATTATCGGCGCGCTGATATCGGCGTTCTTCACGATAAAAACCTATTACGCAAAACGGAAAGAAGAGCGTGAGCGTATGGCTGAGGAAAGGAAACGAACCCAACTGCTGGAAAACTACTTATCTGATGTAGGTAAAAAACCTCACTCCGATCGTCCGGCTGCCGCCGAGGTGGTTACGGAGGCAATGCGGAGAATTTCCGGTGGCACAGTTGAAACTGAGTAAGAAAAGCGGCACGGCGGGCATTGTCTGCTCCGTCGGAACGATCATCGCCATTGTGATGAACGCGGGACATGTCAGAACAAACGAGCGCGGACTGGAGTTAATCGGTAACGCTGAATCTTGCCGACGTGATCCGTATGTCTGCCCGGCAGGTGTGCTGACTGACGGCATGGGGAACACGCATGGCGTGAATCCCGGCACCGTTAAGTCTGACCAGCAGATCGCAGCTGACTGGGAGCGCAACATCCTTGATGCTGAGTCCTGTGTTAACCGCTACGGGAATGGACGCAAGCTGTCTGACAATACTTTCTCGGCAGCTGTATCGGTAACGTTTCGTGCTGGTTGCGGGAACATGCGCACCTCCACTCTGTTCTCGCTTCTCAGAAGTGGAGACATCACGGCGGCATGCCACCAGTTCCCGCGCTGGGTATGGGGTGGGGGCAAGGTTCTGCCTGGTCTGGTTACTCGTGCCGGGAAAGAAGAAGCGCTCTGCCTGGACGGTGTGAAATGAGCCGGTTAAAAGCAATCATCTGCGCTGTCGTTATCTGCCTGCTGGTTTCCATGGCCTGGGCGATTAATCACTACCGCGATAACGCCATCACCTACAAAGACCAGCGCGATAAGGCTACTGAGCAACTGACCTTGGCGAACGCCACCATCAAAGATATGCAGACCCGTCAGCGCGATGTTGCTGCACTGGATGCCAAATACACCGGAGAACTGGCTGATGCGAAAGAAACCATTGAGCGTCTGCATAGCGATGTCATTGCTGGCCGTAAGCGGCTGCAGCTCAACGCAAAATGTCCCGCTAACGGAGCGACCGGCACCGGCGGCATGGGCGATGCTTCCAGCCCCCGACTTACTGACTCCGCTGAACGGGATTATTTCACCCTTAGAGAGCGAATCGTCACAGTGACGAAGCAGATCGGCTATCTGCAGGACTACATCAAGACTCAATGTACGACATATCCATTATATTGATTTGATCGCCATAAAATCTTTTCAAAGTTTAGTACATTATTATTTTTGGATAAGGAGATAATAATGCGAACAGATCTTGAATACTTAAAAGGAATGCTCTCTGTATTCCTTAACTCAGATAGCACATTCATTACTACTATTCAGCTTAGCGAAGCTGGATATGACATTGAATCTGAGAAGGGGATGTTTCACTACATGCAGTTGATTGAGCAAGGTTTTATAAGCAATAGGAATATGGAAACTCGTGATCCCAGACGTTTGGGGTACATGTATCACTTAGGCGGTATGGCAGCGCTTGACGTAGACATTAGACTAACTACAGACGGTCAAGATTTTGCTACAGCGCTTGACAGCAAAGATGTTTTTGCACGATTGAAAGAGATAAGTAACGAACCGCTTGCTGTCATGAAGGATGTAGGTGTAGAGCTTCTAAAATCCTACGCAAAAAAGAAATTTGGTCTTTCAGATTAACCGCCTTCGGGCGGTTTTTTGTTGCCATCACAATGGGTCGGCTCATCTAATGGCAATATCCCAACAAGTGGATAAAGAGGTTCTCAATGTCCGACATCTACCAAATCACGCTAACCACCCAAACAGGCGAAACCTTCACGGGCAAGATGTCTCGACGTCAGCCTGAGCTGGTGAACGGTTTTGTGCCGCTGGCGACCGAAACGGGCGAGTGGCTGTACTTCGCTCCTGCTGATGTAAAGCGCGTGGAGTTCACGCCAGTACCGGAAGAGCAGACCGATCAGCCAGCAGAGCAAACAACGGAGTAACGAATGAGCAAACAGGGAAAGGAGGCCATCAAACCCGCAGCGAATTCGATGGCGAGCAAGGTTAGTTCAAATCGGCAACGTAATTGGTTGCTTCAAGGTTGGTGATTCTAAATTCTGAAGCCAGAATGCGAGCTAGTTCTTCTTTTGAACTGGAAGTACGGTTTTGATTAGACCAAGAAATTAGGTAAAAACCATTACTTTTCGCAAGCAATATTTTTATTGCATTAATGGTTATGTAGTAACTGTCCAAAAACTTCACCTCAGTGTTGGTAAAAAATATGGCACTCACCGACAAGCAAGAAATGTTCTGTCGCGAGTACCTCATCGATTTAAACGCCACGCAAGCGGCTATTCGGGCGGGGTACAGCGCTAAGACAGCTAACCGCACTGCGTCCGAAAACCTGTCAAAACCTGACATCCAGTCCAGAATTGCCGAACTTAAAGCGCAACGCAATGATCTAGTTGGCATAAATGCGACATACGTCCTGAATCGTCTCGTTGAGATAGACCAGATGGACGTGCTGGACATCCTGACCTCGACCGGAGAGTTGAAGCCGGTGTCTCAGTGGCCGAAGGTCTGGAGGACGACATTATCCGGGCTGGATGTCGTCGAGATGTCAGTCGAGGGAAACACCGCCGCACTGCTCAAGAAGATTAAGTGGCCTGATAAGGTTAAGAACCTCGAACTGATTGGTAAGCACATCGATGTGCAGGCGTTCCGTGAGCAGGTGAAAACTGAACATGTTGTCGATTCAATTTCAGACCTGATGGATTCTTTGTCTCAGGGGGCGTAATGAAACCTGAGCACCTCACGCTGCTGGCCGACAAAGACTGGCGGCTGAACAATCTTTACTGGATCACCGACAAAGAGGGGAAGCCAACGCGCTTCAGGATGACGCCTGAGCAGCGGGAATACTTCGAGGGGATCCACACCCGCAACATCATACTGAAAGCTCGCCAGCTCGGCTTCACAACTGAGGTGTGCATCATCCAGCTCGACGCGGCCCTGTTTGAGTCGGCGAAGTGCGCGCTGATTGCTCATACGCTGAATGACGCAAAGCGCCTGTTCCGCGAAAAGGTGAAGTACGCATACGACAAGTTGCCACCTGAGATAAAGGCGGCCAACCCGGCCAGTAACGACTCTTCCGGCGAGCTCGTCTTCAAGAAGGGCGGTTCACTATACGTCAGCACGTCGTTTCGTGGCGGTACGCTGCGTTACCTGCACGTTTCCGAGTTCGGGAAGATATGCGCCAAGTATCCAGACAAAGCCCGTGAGATCGTCACTGGTGCGTTTGAGGCGGTATCTACCGGATGCTTCGCTACTATCGAGAGCACAGCAGAGGGCCGGGCGGGTTACTTTTTCGATTACTGCCAGACGGCAGAGAAATCGTTGCTTCAGGGTAAGCCACTTTCAGCGCTGGACTGGAAGTTTTTCTTCTTCTCCTGGTGGAAGAACCCACAGTACGCAATCGACCCGGTTGAATCTCTGCCGGTGCGCCTGGTTGAGTACTTCGCCGAAATGGAGGCGAAGCACGGCGTAGTCGTCAACGAACGCCAGAAAGCCTGGTACTACGCCAAAGAGAAAACGCTCGGCGACGACATGAAGCGAGAATACCCGACCATTCCGGCCGAGGCGTTCCAGCAGTCGGTCGAGGGCGCGTACTACGCCAAACAGTTCCGCTGGCTCTACACCAACAAGCGGATCGGCCAAATCCCGGATAACTCGCACCTCCCGGTGCACACTTTCTGGGATATCGGTGTGGGTGACTCCACGGCGATCTGGTTCGTTCGTGAGGTCGGCGAAGAGTTCCACATCATCGACTACTACGAAAACTCCGGCGAGGGGCTGAGGCACTACATGAAGGTGCTGAAAAACCGCGGCTACGAGTACGGCGAGCACTGGGGGCCTCACGATATCGAGAACCGCGAGTTTGCTGCTGATGCGAAGTCACGCAAAGAGCTGGCACGCGAGGGATACGAGATTGACGGTCAGATGTATTCGATGAACTTCCGCGTCGTGCCGAAAGCCGGGATCGACACTGGCATTGAGTCGGTCCGTGAAATCCTCAAGTCCTGCGTGTTTGATGAGGAGAGGTGTGCTGTTGGCATCTCTCACCTCGAAGGCTACCGCAAGGAGTGGGATGACAAGCGCGGCTGCTGGAAAGACAAACCGCTTCATGACTTCACATCGCACGGCGCTGACAGCTTCCGTTATTTCGCTGTAGCGAAGAATAACCGCAAGCAGGTCGGCACAGTATTCTTCTAAGGAGCATCGCCAGTGAGCGAACAAGATAACGGCCTTCAACTGGCTGTGAACAACCTCGCCACTGAAATGAGGCGAGCGAATTACCTGAATTCCATCGGTATCGGTGGCGGCAACACGAAGCGACCGACGCTTTACCAGGAATTTGGCTACCCGCGCACGATAACCTTCAACGACTTCTACAACATGTACCGCCGCAACGCCGCGGGCTTTGCTGTGGTTCATCGCCTGCTGGATGGTTGCTGGCAAGACTATCCGGTCATAGTTGACGGTGATGAAGCACAGGAGGCGGAGAAAACAAACGCCTGGGAAAAGAAAGTCACCAAGTTCATGAAGAAGCTGTGGCCGAAGGTGAAGGATGCCGATCGCCGCAATATGGTCGGGCGATACTCCGCGCTGCTGCTTCAGGTGAAAGACAATAAGTCATGGAACGAGCCAGTAGATACCAAGCTGGTGAAATCCCTGGGCGAGTCAGCGCTGGTAAAACTTATCCCGGTATGGGAGCCGCAGTTAACTGTCGCCGAATGGGATAACGACCGTCAGTCAGAAACGTTCGGCCAGCCGAAGATGTTCAACTTCAACGAGCAGCCGGTTGGTGATGAGCCTTTTGTCGGTCCGATGCGCGGCGAACCGGTACATCCGAGCCGCGTTATCCTTTTCTGCGAAGGATCTGAAGACGATAACGTGCTGTCCGGCATCCCGCTGCTGGAGGCTGGTTTCAACAAGGGCCTCGATATCGAGAAGATTTCCGGCGGTGGCGCCGAGGGCTTCCTGAAGAACGCCAGCCGTCAGATCGCCGTCGAGTTCAGCAAAGAAACCGACATGAACACGCTCGCAGACCAGGCTAAGAAGGCTGGCTATGCCGATCTCGGCGAAGCGATGGGCGACAAGGTCAACAAGCTTAACCGTGGCACCGATGCTGCCGCCGTGATGCAGGCCGGGCAGATGCACGTTCTGAGTGTTACGCCAGGCGACCCGGGGCCGACCTGGGAAGTCACTGCGAACGAACTGGCAGCCTCCGTGCAAATCCCGTTCACCATCCTGTTCGGTCAGCAGACTGGGCGACTGGCGAGCGATGAGGATAAAACGGACTGGGCTATCCGACGCAACACGCGCCGAAATGGCTTCCTGACAGATCGCATTACCGCGCTGCTGGAACGCTTCTGGACTCTTGGGATTATCGACCCACCGACCAAAGGCGAGGTCACCATTTCGTGGAGTGACCTGCTGGCGCCCGGCGAGAAAGAGAAGATCGAGAACGCATCTAAGCTGGCCGATATCGTGCAGAAAACCACTGGCTTCTATGGCGGTGAGCCGCCTGTTACAGCCAATGAGCTGCGCGAAGTTGTTGGGCTTGACCCGCTGCCGGAGCCAAAAGAACCACCAAAACCGGACGATAAGGTGACTACCGATGATCCACTGGCCGATGACACCAGAACAGACGGCAAAGGTAGGCCTGCCGATAGTTCCGCGCAGCAAGGTTGACCCGACCCGATCGGCAAAGCAGGTAACCGCGATGTTCCGGGATATCGAGGAGCGGTATCTCGGCATCAAGCGCGCATTGAAAGCGCTGTTTGACCAGCGCCTGACTGGGCGAGAGCGAGAGGTAAACAGCCATAACTGGCACTTCCTCTGCCACGACCACGGCGAGGATATTCGTGTCTACCAGGTCAACGCTGGCAAGTTCATCTACGACATGTCGGCGCAGGAACTGGCTGATCTCCTCGAAGCGGTGCAGTCGATTCTGGATGATTACCTTCTGGACGGTGGTGAGCAAAAACTCTGGACGATGGATTACGTGGTCGCTGAGGCGCAGCGCGGCACACTGGAGGCATTCAACAACCTCTCGCAGCAGTCGCAGGTGTACGCCAGCCAGACAACGCTACAGCAGCTTTTAAGCAGCCCCGGTTATCTGAACCAGATATCGGCGGCCAGGCTGACAACGTTCAGTGACTGGAAGGTTATCAGCGACACAGCCCGCGGCGATCTGACCAACATCATCACCGATGCGATCGCGCGAGGGGTAAATCCTCGCGAGACGGCCAGCGTAATCAGTAAGCGTCTCGATGTGTCAATGTCGAAGGCGAAGACCATCGCTCAGACTGAGCAGGTCGGCGCGCTGCGGCAGGCTCAGTGGAACGAAACCGACTGGGCCGCTGACCGGCTTGGCCTGAATACAGGCCTGCTGTGGCTATCAGCGCTCAAGCCAACGACGCGCACCTGGCACGCCAGCCGTCATGGCAAGGTCTACACGACCGAAGAGGTGCGGGACTTCTACGCCGAAAACGGCAACCGATTCAACTGCTACTGCAGCCAGATTCCGGTGCTGCTTAACGACGACGGCAGCATTTTCAACGAAGGGCTGGCGGATAAGTTGGCAAAAGAACGTAAACAATGGAAGCAATCTGCCGATAAATCTTCTTAATCACATAGAGGAGGATTTATGGCACTAAATTATCGGTTCTGGCCTGGCGGGTACACAGCATTCATGGCAAATGGCCAAATGATTCAGCCATCTCAGTGCTTTGAAATTAGTGGAGAGCAGAAGGAAATTCACGCATATCTTGAAGACTTATCGACAAGGCGCATCAACGATGTATCCTTCATCTACCATCTTCAATCGGGAAGCAATCAAAACGATATCGTTGGATTTACCGATGCTAATGTAAGTCTATATTTCTGCATTGATGACTTCGAGAGTATGAGTCAATCGGCATTTGAAGCAATTTATTATACCCCCTACAGGGTTAAGCATTTTTAATTAACAAGGTCGCTTAGGCGGCCTTTTTTGTTGCCTGAAATCCACCAATGAGGCCCGTATGACAGTCTATTGGTGCTGTGGATCCGGTCGAACCGTGCGCTACCAGTGCGTAACTGCGCTGGACTATTTCCCATGGTGCTGTAGAGCGCCTATGTTACGAAAAATCTAAACGAAGGCGCTTGTCGGAACTATTTCTTACAAGGGAACGCCTCACTAAGAGCGTCAACTGCTAAATCAGAAGCGTTTTCAGCCCGGCGTTTAGGGTTTTGCTTCAAGTATTGATATACGACATCAGAAATCTGGTTCAGATTAAGTTGATTGCTGGCACAAAAAAGTACACCGCTACCTAGATCGTAAACTCCTGATACGTATCCATAATACATGTTTGCGTCGCTGATATCAGAACCCATTATTCTGTTTTCTCTGACTCTCATCAAGGATTCGCCCCAGGCAAAAAGCTGATTCCCTGTATAAAAATTTGCCTGCGCTTCCTGCGCACCGAACAAACCAATGGCGCCAATTAGCATGGCCTTTTTAATCATCATCTCACCCCTTTTGTTTGAATAAACATAACTTAACGAGGATCCAGCATGAAACGCAACCGCGTTAACGTGCTGACCGTCGTCAACTCCGCTTCAAACATCACCACTGAAACCATCGACGGCAAGCCACATATCGTGGTTCGCGGCATCACGCCTGTCGTGGACGATATCGTGATGAACCGGAAGTTGTACCCGGCAGCAGAAATCGAAAAGGCCTACAACACGCTCGAGCGTAACCCGATGCCGCTGGGCCACCCGAAAGTGGATGGCAGGCATGTGTCGGCGCGCGATGTCCGTGCGGTGAACGAGTATCACGTCGGTGCCTGGCTACAGAACGTCAGCCACAAAGATGGGAAGGTGACGGGCGACATGTACGTTAACCGCCAGTACGCCGAATCCAGCGATAAGGGCAAGCGCCTGATTAACCGCCTGGATGAGATGCTGGCCGGTACCAACTCCGACCCGATCCACATCTCCACCGGCCTGCTGTATTCCGGTATCGCTGCCAATGGTGAGTCGAAGGGCAAAAAGTACAACGAGATCGCCACAAACATGATGTTTGACCATGTGGCGGTACTGCTTGATGAGCCTGGCGCAGGTACGCCGGAGGAAGGCGTGGGGATCTTCGTTAACTCAGAAGGTGATGAGCAACAGATCGAAGTTGCCCGCCTGGCTGATAGTATCGACTGCACCCGCGATGGCCTGCTCAACAAGACCAAATTCTTCTTCACCAATGCCTCCAACTTCTCTTTCGACGATATCTCCCGCGCTATCAGCGACAAGCTGCGCGAGGGTGATGCCGAAGATAAGTGGCTTTGGCCTGAAACGGTGTGGCCGGACAGCTTCATCTACCGCAATGACACCAAATACCTGAAGCAGAAGTACCTCATCGATGACGACGGCAAGGCCGTGTTCGTCGGCGAACCTGTAGAAGTCGTGCGCAAACCCACTGAGTACGAGATTAAAACCAACGGAGAGAACGATCCGATGAAAGAACTGATTATCAATGCGCTGCAAGCCGCTGGTAAGCCGACTGAAGGCAAGTCCGACGCCGAGCTGATGGACGCATACAACCAGATGAAGGCCGAAGAAGCCACCGCCAAGAAAAAAGGCGATGAAGAAATCGACCCGGAAACCGGCAAGCCCAAGAAAAAAGAGCAGGCCACCAATAACGAAGAGATGCCAGAGTGGGCGAAAACACTCGCCGATCGCGTGGACGTCGTTTTCAACAGCCTGAGCGCGAACGCCGACAAAGAGAAAGGCGAAAAGCGCGCGGCTGTGAAGCTGGCGATGAACATGAGCGATGAAGAAGTCGCGGATCTGGATGGTAAGGCGCTCGACGCCATGTACGCCAAGTGCCAGACCTCCTTCGGCCTGAACGGTGCATTCCGCCAGGCAACTAACACCCAATCAGTCAGCGAAATGCCGGAGTAAAAAATGGCTAAAGACGGAAAACACGTAATTCACGCGGGCGGTATCTTCGCAAACCCACAGCTTCACCGTGAAGGTGCTGCAGCCGCTGATACGCCTCCAGGTACGATTGGTTTCTTCGACAACACTACGAAGAAATTCACCGCCTCCGTGGATGGTAATGAAGCCGCGATCCTCTACGTAGCCAATTATGACTACCTGCGTTGCAAAACCGTAGACGACGTCATCAAGGCTGGCGACTGGGTTGTTGCTTTCCACCCAACCCCAGGCGTTTTCTTCAACGTGCCAGCTGCAGCAGGCACTTACACCAAAGGGCAGCCGCTCTCTGTTGCCAACGGACGCGTTAAAGCTGTCGGCACTGATGAATCGGTCCGCTGCTACGTAGAAGAAGAACGCTCATACACCATTGCAACGGCAGGTGACCTCCTGCGCGTGGTCATTAAATAAGGAGCACCTGAATGTTTGTATTCTCCACTAAGCAGGCGACCGAAACCGGGAACCTCGAAGCCAACATGGCTCAGTTCAATGAACTGACGTTCGCTCGTAATTCCAGTGCTCAGGCCGTGGCAGACTTTATTGCTCGTGCCCGTGTTCGCGGTGAAGCGGCAAATGCCCCGGTACTGGACGCAGTAAACGCAGTCGACGATATCCGACGTCTGTACAAGGCCTATGACCAGACCGTGCTGAAGCAATTCGAACCGAATACCGAATTCACGCTGCTGAACGACCTGATGCCGCTGTCTCGCTCTGTTCGTCTGGAAGAGTCTGTGTACGAATACGCTCGCACCGGCGGCCGTGGCTGGGCGCATACTTCCATGTCCGGTCAGATTGGTGCTGCGCTGGATGCGAAGTCTTACACCTTCGATGGTACCATGGTGCCGATCCACGACAGCGGTTTTAAATTTAACTGGCGTGACCCGGTATTCAACAAAGGATCTGCGCTATCATCCCTGGCGGATGCTCAGGCCGGTTCTGTGGATGATGTGCGTCGCCAGTATGTCGATTATATCTGGGAAGGCTTCCGCGATGCAGCCGGTAACTACATCAAATTCGATGACAAGACCTGGAAGGGACTGCGTCACGATGAGCGTGTGGCGCAGGTAACGCTGAGCGTTAACTTCGCAACAAGCACCGACCCAAAAGCCATGCGTGCTGCGGCGATTGCCCTGCGTGACGTCCTTAAGCTGCAAAACATGCAGTACGGGCAGCAGACGTGGTACGTCTCCAGCGAAATCATGTCCAACTGGGAACAGTACTTCGATGTGAACTCTCTCCGCACCGTGCTGGAAGAGATCTCCAAACTGTCAGGCATCGCGGCAATCAAAGAAGATGCTGAGCTGACCGGAAACGAAATCGTAATCGTACCACTGCAGGCTGGCGTGATTGCTCCTATCGTCGGCCAGGCCTTCGGCACCGTCGCTGATCCGCGTCAGTTCTACAACTCAGATTACGTTTGGCGTACCTGGGGTGCTGCTGGCCTGATGGTCAAGCAGGACATAAACGGTCACTACTCTGTTATTCACGCTTCGAGCTAAGGAAACAATATGGCACTCGTAAAGGTATTGGTAGCAAACCTCTTTGCCGGTGCCAGCCTTCAAAAGCTGGAGGCTGGACAGGTTTATGACGTCGATGACTCGATCGCTGAAAAGTGGATCGAGCAGGGTAAGGCGGAAAAATCATCTGACAAGAAGGGTGAGAAGCTCGTCTTTGAAGTGGCGACACCGTCTGCGCCCGTGGCAACCGGTGCATCAGATTTGCAGTCAAAACTCAATGAGGCGTTGGCTCAACTGGAACAGGCCCGGTCTGAAATTGATGCTAAGGATAAAGAGCATGCCGAAGTGATTGAGCAACTGAAGCAGGAGAGTGCAGTTAAGTTGGACGCTGAAACAAAACGTGCTGACGCAGCTGAAGCGGCACTGGCAGAAGCTATCAAGAAGGCGAAATAACCATGGCTGACCCAATCACAGCGGCAGACGTGCAGGCGTTCCTCGGTGAATTGGGTTACTCCATCCCGGGCGCGCTGCTGGATCCGATCCTCTGCGTGGTGAACAAAATTATCCCGTGCCTCGATGGAGCCGGGTATGACGAGTGCACAGCGAAGCTGATCCTGATGTATGCCGCGGCGCTCATGGCTACGTCGTCCGGCGCGCGCCGCATCAAATCGCAGGGTGCGCCGTCTGGCGCGTCTCGTTCGTTCGATTACGGTACCGACAGCATTACCTGGCTGCGCGACTCGCTGGCCCGTCTCGATACCAGCGGCTGCACTGGTGAGTTGCCGATCAGCGCTGGTAACAGCGTCGGCCTGTTCATGGTGGTCGGAGGCTGATGATGACGTACAAATCAGTTAAGCAAGGCCTGCCGCGTTCGTTTACCCGCGTCTGGGTGATGACCGACACCGGGAGGGAGACTACCGGATACGTGAAGTCGGATGGCGGGTGGTTCATCAACTGCCCGCGCATCCGGGCGACTGGCGCGAAGGTGCTGCGCTGGAAGGAGGGCTGATGTCATCGGTAGCAAACTGGAGCTATACCGCTACGGCGACCATCTGGCGCAAGTTGGAAGGCAATAACGAATACGGCGATCCGCTGGGCTATGCCGAACCTGAGCAAATCCTCTGTGATTACGAGGGCGGGCTCAGCAAGAAGTTAGCCAGTCTGGGCGCCGAAATCGTCGTGAAGAACACTGTCTGGACGGAGTTCGCGCTGGCGGCCGCAGGTGATTACCTGATGATTGGCGTGTCAACCGAAGCCGACCCGGTTGTGGCCGGTGCCGATGAGGTGCGGCAGGTTATCCGCTATGGCGATACATTCGATCGCCTGACTGATGATTACGCCATCCTGACTGGAATCTGATAAACCTGTGCAATAATGGCCCAAAAAATTAACTGGAATGATAGGTGATGGGCTTTCAATATTGGCTTGCGGTATGTGGGATTTTCCTGACCGGCCCCTTTGCGTTTGTTCAGTCGATTATCTTTTTGCGACGAGGTGTCTATACAAAGACATTTAAGGGGACGACGCGAAAGGAGTACATCCATAAAGACAGCAAGCCTATTGAATACTGGTTCAGCGTTATTGCTCAAATGATTATTGGCGTTGTAATGATTGGCTTTGGATTCTGGTTATTAGATGACCTGCCTGCCTTTCATAACTGGCACACTGAAATCCGCGCAATGCTCCCTTTTTGATTCAACTTTAAATGACACCAAACCTCGCTCAGGCGGGGTTTTTTTATTGCCTGGAGAAAACCATGGGCATCAAAGTGAAAGGCATCAGCCAGGCGAAGAAACACCTGAACGATATCATCAACGATGTGAGGGGGCGCAAGGTGATTCGCGCGCTGCAGTCGGCGATGATTCTCATCGGTGCGCGGGCGGCCTATTACACCCCAATCGATACCTCCACGTTGATTAACAGCCAGTTCCGCGAAATCGACGCTGGTGGCGTGCTCATCACCGGGCGCGTCGGCTACTCAGCCAACTATGCTGCGTACGTCCATGAGGCATCAGGCAAGCTGAAAGGTCAGCCGCGCGCGCACTTTGGTATAACCAGCAACCGATCTGAGTTCGGTCCGCAGAAACCGAAAGAGTTCGGCGGCGGGACCGGAACAGGCAACTACTGGGATCCGCACGGTGAGCCGCAATTCCTGACCAAAGGCGCAAATGACGAGCGCGATAATGTTGACGCGGTGATGCGCAAGGAGCTTTCGTTATGACACCCATGATGCACGAGCGGGTGCGCAACATGTTCGGCGACGCCGGACTAACGACTGGATTCACGGTGCAGCAGTTGATGTATGACGACCCGGGAGACCTGTCGAAGGCAATCATGGTATTCAGGCCAAACGGCGGGTCAAATATACGCACCGATCTGGGCTCTGAGTATCACGTCCTGGTCGATGTCGTAGGCGCGAAGGACAAGCGTAAAGACGCGCTCAGTGCCGTGCAGCGCATCGTCGATTACGTTCAGGCCAACCCCATGGCTGACGAGTGCGTCGGCTACATACAGAACATGGGCGCAATCCCAGCGCCGGTGCTCACAGAAGAAGGGCGAATAGTCTTCCGACTCCAGTTCGCCTGCACTTACGGCGAATAGCCATCCCAACCAAATAACCCGCTTCGGCGGGTTTTCTTTTTTATACGTCAAAGAGGAGTTTCACATGGCTAATTGCCAGAACTCGAACGAGCGCCTTTTCGGCGGTGCGGTCGTGCTGGAAGTCGCCGATGGTTGCCCGGACGTCAAGCCACTTGAATCTGAGTGGATGGCGCTGGCCGCTGGTACGTCGAAGGGCTTCGACTTCAACCCGAACTCGGTTACCTCTGATGCGGATGACGGCGGCGGCTATGTCGAGACCATCATCACCAACAGTGACTTTACCCTGAGCTTCGAAGGCGAAGTGCGCAAGAAGGACAAGCTGGATCAGTACGGTGTCGGCAAGTTCATCAAGTATTTCGCTGACGAGCTCAAGGCTAAGCGCCAGCCGGGTATCTGGGTGCGCATGGACTACGGCCCGGTTGAATTTATCGGCTACATGAACATCACGGCGCTGAGCTCTGACGGTGGCACCAACGATATCGTCACATTCTCTACCGAGTTCAAAGTCGGTGATGCGAGCACCATCGAAGTTAACGAAATCACTGCGGTTGCGGTGACTGGCGTGACGGTAACCCCGACTACCAGCACTGGCACGGCTGGCGGTACCAGCACCTTCACGGTGAATATCGCACCAACCGGCGCAACCAACAAAGACTTCACTGTAGCGACTACCGATGCGACCAAAGCAACGGCCACCGCCTCAGGCAACACCGTTACCGTGACGCGTGTCGCCACCGGCAGCGCGCAGATCATCATCAACACCGAAGACGGCAACTTTGTAGCCGTGCATACGGTTACTGTTACCTAACGGACATTCCAAAGGGCGGCGGGCTGCCCTTGATAATGACCGTTTACTGGAAGGCCTATGACCGCTTTAACCGATATTGGCGAACTCTCTATCAGCGATAGCTGCGAAGGCGGGAAAGACTACCTGCTGCGGCCTTCATTCGAGGCCATGACCAGGATCGGCACTCCCGAAGAGATTGTGCAGGCGTACTCCACCATCCACGGCAATGATGTCGCTCAGCTGATTGAGGTTTGCGCTGGCACGCTGGGACGTTTTCCTTCCTGGCTATCCCCATCATTCAACCGAGCTGCTGAGAAGCTGTTATCAACGTGCATGCTGGTACTGCAGGCGTGTTGCGATGACGATCTGACGCCGATGATCGGAGAGTGGAAGGGGTGGCGGCATTGCGTCGTCTACCGACCCGGCCAGATGCCTAAGAACGACATCATCGTGCTGGCGCAGCACCTAATGCAGCACGGCGTCGTCGGCAAAGCAAAGGTTCGCCAGCTGCAGCGCCACGAAACAGGCGAGCGAACCACAGAATTTAAGGCCTTCGATTACATCAGCGCTGCACGCAGCCACTTCGGCATGAATCGCGCAGAAGCCTCGCAGCTAACGATGACCGAGTTCCAGATGCTGCTGGCGGCGAAATACCCGGACCAGAAAGGCTTCACTCGCGAAGAGTACGACAGCATCGCCGACGAATACCTTAAGAAACAAGCCGCTCGGAGAAGTGCTGCGGATGTTTGAGATTCAGCATTTAAATGCAGTTCAAGCAGATGATTACTTGACATTTATTGTTTAAATGATTCAATAAGTTAAATATCACAGATCACATGACCTTTAACTTTTAAAGTTGGCATCTAATGAAAATATCTGTAGTTTCTGATGGGAAAATACTAGTTGAATCTGGTGTGTTTAATAGTATCGTAGCCGCGAATAATGAAAGTCAGATTCGATTCAATTACGATGGCTTATATATTAAGTTTCTGATAAATACCTATATTGATCCGCCGGCAAATATACCTCCCTATCCACTTCCTAATTTCCAAGGGACGGTTGAAAATGGTGAGGTTGTACTCCGTCAGCCAGTAAGATGTAATGATAGCAGCGGAGTGACTAATGGATATGCTGGTATGCTTGTACCTCTTGAAGTAGGTGTCAAGCATGACGGTAAAAAGATATACATGTCTTGGTCTATAAATATTATTAGAGCTATAGGCGGAGCATTGGTGGCTACTACGCATTATTCATTTTATGAGGATGTGTAATGGACAATAAAATCACACCCTCAGTTGGTTCACATGCTTCTCCTGAACACAAAGAAGTAAGACCATCTGTTAACAATGCTAGCTCTGGTGGAGAATTTTTACCCGGTACAATCGCTCAACAGATTGGAACGGGTGAGCATGCAAGAGACTCATTCATATGGATGACTTTAAAGTATTGTTTTTATCTTGGTGCCCTTTTTAGTGTGTGTATAATACTGGCGTATTTCCACTTCGTATTTGACATGAGCGATCCAGCTAAAATTGATATAGTCGCAGCATTGAAGGATATTTGGTCTATTTTTACCCCTATCCTTACCTTAGCCTTAGGTTATGCGTTTGGTAAACGAGAAAATATTAATCGAACATAGTAACTTAAATATATAATTAAATAATACCCGCTTCGGCGGGTTTTTTTACGTCCGGAGAATGACATGGCAGGTGAGAAGAACGCCGGTAGCATCGTTTATGAAATCAGCGCCGACGTTGAGCCGCTGCTGCAGGGCGGGAAACAGGCCATTGATGCTCTGGATAAACTGGATGCTGCAGCCCAGCAGTCCGGCAAGGGAATGGATAACCTTGATCAGAGCGCATCCCAGACCGGGTCCGCATTTACTGAACTGGCTGGTTATGCCAACTCCATGGACAACCAGCTGCGCAAGCTGAACACCAACGTGAGCGGAATTGCCCGCGCAATGGAAGAGGCCCGCAGCGGTACCGGCGGCGCGAGTAGTGAATTCAGTCGAGCAGAATCCATCATCGAGGCGCTGGGTAACCAGCTGGCGGTACTGGACGAAGCGCAGGAAAATGGCGCGCGTAGTGCCGCAGTTCTGGCTGCGCAGTTGCGTGCCGGGTCGAAAGCGACAGACGAAGAAAAGCAGAAGATCGGCGAATTGACCGGGCGGCTGTTCGACATGAAAGGCGCTGCTGACACATCGATGGGCAGCAACAAGGGCTGGAAGTCCAGCATGCAGCAGGCCGGTTATCAGGTTCAGGACTTCATCGTACAGGTGCAGGGTGGGCAGTCTGCGCTGGTGGCTTTCGCTCAGCAGGGCTCGCAGCTTGCCGGGGCGTTCGGTCCTGGCGGGGCTGTGGTTGGTGCTGTGATTGCGCTGAGTTCTGTTATCGCAGGCGTGCTGATTACTTCACTGAATGGCGGTAAGAACGCCATGGATGCGCTGAAAGACGCAGCTGAAGCGATGGATAAGGTCATTACCGTCTCTCAGAATGGTGTGGCCGCCTTGTCAGATAAGTATGCCAACCTGGCAAGAACTAACGCAGAGGCAGCAACCATCCTGAGAAATCAGGCAATGATTGAATACAACGCTGCCATTGCGAAGATCCCTAAATCAATCAACGATGCGTCAAACTCTATTGTTGGCTTCACCGATAAGCTGAAAACGTCATTCGTAGGCGGTATTGCGTCGATTGACGAATTCAATAAAAACCTTTCGACCGTCGGCGTCAATGTAGACACCTATTCGAAAGCTATGGAGCAGGCAAGGAATGCAGGGGCGAAATTCACCGTCAATGCAAACGCCATTCAGAACACAGTAACAACGCTCGCAGATAAATTTGGCGTATCTGAGCAGCGCGCATTCGAGTTGAGCAAGCAACTCTCCGAGGTTGCGAACAACCCAACGCCTGAAGCGCTCCAGAGACTGGTCCTTGAACTCCAGAGCACCGAAAGCTCGACTAAATCCGGTGCCGATGCAATCAGGACTTTCCTTGGGCCACTAACCGAACTCGTACGCGTTGCTGGTGAAGCACAGATCAATCTTTCTGGAATGAAAAAAGAGGTCGACAACCTGACCTCCGGCCAGAAAAACCTGATCAAGCAGTCTGAGCGAAACCTTGCTCTGTCGAAACTACAGGGCGAGGCCCGCGCGCGGCTGCAGGCGCAATACGCCGCCGAAGATGCCGGGTTTGCGAAGGATGATCCGCACGCCAAGCAGATGGAAGATGATGCTGCCGCTACGTACAAAAATACGCAGGCGCAGAAGACGCTTCAGTCAGAGCAGAAGAAGGGGGCTTCACAGGCCGATTCTATTGCCCAGAAACTGGCGAACTTCAAGCAACAATCAGAGCTGGCGGAAGACTCAACGAACAAGCTGAGTCGCGAGCAGGCCATCCTGACTGCGCAGCAGTCGCTCGGGAAAGGCGCCACCAAAGAGCAAATAGCTCTGGCCGGTCAGTATGCGGCAAAAAAATGGGACACTGCCAACGCCATTAAGGCCGAAGCTGCAGCGCAGAAGCTTCTCCCAGAAGCGGCTGAGAACTCCAGTTACAAACAGGATGTTGAGGATCTGAATACGGCGCTGGCTGCGAAGAAAATCAGCCAAGAGCAGTATAACCAGACCTCAGAAAGACTGGTGGCAACGCACCAGGCCAACCTTGCGAAAATTCAGGCTCAACAGGCTGTAACACTACAGCAGGAGGCCGTCGGAGGGATTGACCCTGTTCAGCAACTGGCTAACGAGAACGCCAAGAAGCTCGCGCTTATTCAGTCATACGAGCAGCAGGGGCTGATTACTCACCAGAACGCCATGGCATTGCGTGCTGCAACTGACACGCAGTATGAGCAGGCGCGCATCGCTGCCCAGTGGGAGATTTTCCGCAACCAGAGTATGGGTAATGAGTTGCTGGCGGCGAGTTTTGACTCTCTCGCAGGCAATGCATCCAATGCCTTTACCGGGATCTTAACTGGAAGCATGTCGGCGCAGGAGGCTATGCAATCTCTCGCCAGCAACGCCCTGAATAGCCTGATTAACGGATTCGTTCAGATGGGCGTCGACTGGGTTAAATCTGCCGTCATGGGTGCCGCGGCGCAAACCTCTGCGATTGCTACCACCACTGCGGCGCAAACTGCTGGTTTAGCGACAACCACTGCTGCAAGCACCGCTGCGGCTACTACTACAATGGCAGTCTGGACCCCTGCGGCGGCCGTTGCCTCAATCGGTTCATTCGGTGGCGCGGCGGCTATCGGTATTGCTGCCCTTATCGCGGCTATGGCGATGGCCGGCGGCATTGCCGGGAAGCGAAAAAACGGCGGTCCGGTATCTGCAGGTCGTACGTATCAGGTGGGTGAGGGCGGCATGCCTGAAATCTACCAAGCGTCGAACGGCAGCCAGTACATGATCCCCGGCGACAACGGCAAGGTCATCAGCAACAAGCAGATGAATTCCGGTGCCGGCGGTAGTTCTGTGCCTGTCACTATCAACATTCAGAACTATACCGGCGCAACTGTCGATGCGCAGGCGACCCAGAACGGCAATGGAGTGACGATCGATATGATTGTTGCCGACATCAGCCAGGGTGGGCGCATCGGCCAGGCTATCCAGCAAAATCACCAGGCACCACGCAAAGCAAGGGGATAACATGCCAATTCCGTACCCTGACTGGCTGCCTTTGGCACAGAAAGGGAAATCACCAACTACCGATACCGGGTTTCGCGTCGACCAGCCTAAGGTAGGCGCACCGGTATTTCAGAAATTAACCGACGATCTGAAGACGTCTGTCTCCCTGACGTGGATATTCACCCAGGACCAGCACCGGGCATTCATGCAGTGGTTGCGCAGCCCGAACTATCTCGACAACTGCAATCAGTGGTTCACGATGCCGCTCGGCACCGGGACCGGAGACACAGGCGTAGAGGTGCAGGAATTACACTTTCTCTCCTGGCCGTCGTGGTCACAGTCCGGGTCCATTTTCACGTGGAGCGGTGATGTCATTGCGCGCGAGCTGGTTAACTCAGATGACGAGTTTGACGACATTATCATTGAGCTGCCGCCGCCATGGGCATCCTGGCTGGACATCATTGTCACTGGCTATCCTGACGGGCGCGACCCGGAGAGTTTACCGAAGGTGCCATAATGCCGACGCTCAGAGAATTTCAGAGCCGAAGGCCAAACCGGATCCTCTACGAAACCATCACGTTTTACAGCCCGGTCTTTGGCTATATTAGGCTCGTTAATAACCAGATTTTCCCCAAAACGCTCGGCGGGCAGGTCTACACGCCTTGCCGCATGGAGTTAACCGAAAGCCAGCAGAGCAACACGCCGATCCTCGACAGCACCGTCAAATTTGGCCGGCTGGCGCAGGACTTCAAGCAACAGCTCAAGCAGTGGAAAGCCTACTCGCGCATCACGCCTATCTCGGCGACGTACCAGCAGTTTGACGCAGCCGATATGTCCACGGCCATCAAGTCATGGACACTCTACGTCAGTGACTGCTCGATGGACGACAAGGACGTGACGTGCAGCCTGACGCGCGTAAACCCGCTTAATCGCAACGTCGGGCGGCTGTATACCGTCGAAGAATATCCGGGGCTCCAGAATGCTTAAAGACGATTTCATCTCGCGGGTTGAGGGCATCCCATGGAGTAACCGCGCCTGCAACTTTGACGCTGCTGACTGCTGGGGCTTGGTGGTGCTCTATTACCGCCACGTTCTGGGGATCGAGATCCACCAGTCAGTGGATTACGAATCCGGGCGTGACTTCATGACCTGCTATGACGCTGATGTCGTCTTCTGGCAGCCTGGCGCCACGTTCACTGAGAGCGGGATCTTCGTCGCCTGGGTTGGCAGCCAGCCGGTGCATGTCGGCCTGATTGTTGACGGCCGCGCGCTGCACAGCAGAGGGGAAAATGGACACGTCCGGTTCGACGCCATCCGGACAATTCAGAAGCTATTCACCAGAGTGGAGTTTTACACCTATGCCGGTAATCGAGATTCAGCGCGTTCCGGGGATGCCGAAGGACCGGGCGATTGTTAAAGCCGGCACGGTATTTTCCGAGTGGCTTGAGCAGGAAAGTTTTCACCGCGATATTCGCATCAACGTTAACGGCAAAGAACTGCAGCCCAATAATGAGCTGGAGTTTGCACTTCAGGACGACGACCGGGTAATAATTTTCGACCAGCCTAAGAACGGGGGTCTTGTCGGCACGTTGTTAAACCCTCTCGAGCACCTGAACCCAATCAAGTTCACCCAAAAGGTGTTGTCTTCGCTGATGCCGAAGCCAAACACGAACGCCGGTGCCGGAAACAGCAAAACCTCACCGAATAACAGCCTGAAGGGGCAGACTAACATCGCGCGCAATGGCGAGGCGAAACCGGACAATTTCGGGCAGATTCGCTCTTTTCCAGATCTGGGACAGGAATCCATTTTCGAATATGACAACAACCTGAAATACATCACTGAGCTGATGGTGTTCGGTTTGGGGAAATACGACGTTACGTCAGTGCGCTTCTCTGAGTCGAATCTCGGTTCTATGGCGGGTGCAAGTTACACCATTTACCAGCCAGGTGATGTCATCCCGGTCGTGAATGAAGGCTATCAGTTCGACGATGTCGACGGGCAGGAAGTGCCTGGCCTTAACGAGAGCGACGATTTCCCGATCGAGACCGCGACAGCAAACACCGTCATTAGCGGCGTATACGCTGGCGGGCAGATAGCGATGAAAATCGTTAAACAGGCTGACTTCGACTACTTCGCTGACCTGACTTTCCCTCATCCGATGACGTTCACTATCAACGTGACGTATCCGATCACCGGTGGTACTCGCACTGAAGATGTCACGCTGTCGGGGCGCCTTATCAGCTTTGCGGAGACAAACGATGGGTCTGTTGTAAGTCCTGTTTACTATTACACGTTCACGTTCGACAACCTGAATGGTCCTTCTATCCCCATCCAGGACGCCACAATCAACACAACCAAGTTCATCCTAAACGATAACGCCGCGCTGATCGTCGGTCCGTTCTTCTCGCCGATACCATCAAGCCAGCTGTGGCTGCATACCAACTCCGGGCTCGGCGGTAATAGCGAAACGAACTGGGTTGTAAACATCTGGAAAGTGGACAATGACAACAACCTGATCCCGGGAACGGAACAGACGTTCACCTATCGGCAGACTACGCCGCACGATTACATGTCGGAGACGTTTAACCGGACTGACAAACTCACCCCGGCAGGCGGGTTTGGGCGTTATGCAATCACTTTCCAGAGGACCGACAACAGCAGCGACGCGAGCAAGCTGCAGGTCGAAGAGATTCATGCGGTAAACGTCAGGACGAACGTCGTTCACGCTGAAGATTCGCTGGTAATGGTGAAAGTCCGGGCCACCGAGAATGCCTCGAGCGGGCGCGACAGGAAGTATAACGCGCTGATCACCCGCCACGTCATCAGCTACAACATGACGACGCAACAGGTCGACTTCACGCTCCGACCATCGCGTAAATTCGCTGACATCGCATTGTTTAACTGGCTGGTCGTAGGGCAGCAGCCGGAGTCGAGCATTGATATTTACGGTCTGTACCAGATCCAGGCTGAAATTGACGCTATCGACCCGCGTCTGGGTTATTTCGATTTCACCTTTGACGATGAGGATGTGTCGCTCGGGTCGCGCATAGAGACCATCTGTGACGCCGCCAGCGTCTCGGTTTACGACGACAACGGCGTGCTGTCATTCACCAGAGACAGCAAAAAGACGTCTGCGGCCACGATATTTAACCGATCAAACACCAGCCCTGATGGCTACTCGCTCTCCTACGACATGACGCTTCCTGGCGGCTATGACGGCGTAGAGGTGCAGTATCGCAACCCGGACACCAATAAGCAGGACTTTGTCAGGTATCGGATATCCGGCAATTCCATCATTGAAAGAACGCCGGCCAAAGCGAAGAAGTTCGAAATGCTGTACGTCAGGAATCGCTTTCAGGCCGACGAGCGCGCGCTGCGCGAGTGCAAGCGGCTTATCTATTCCCGTATGACCATGCAGGTAACAGCAATGGCGGACGGCGAGTGGGTAAACATTGGCGATATGGTTCAGGTGCCGGACACGTACGACACCAACCAGCAGGCCGGTTATATCGTGTCTCGGGTCGGGAATGACTTCGAGACGAATGAGCGCATCAACTTCTCCGGAACCATGTTTGTGCAGGTGACGGACTCATCCGGCGCCACCACGGCGCGATACCCGGCCTCTCCGCGTGCTGATACTGCGTTCGGCTTTACGGCTGCTATCCCGGATATCCAGCTCAATCTGTTCGACGGGATCGACGTACAGTCACCCTCACGATACGTCATTGCCACGTCTCAGGAGCTTGATGCAGGTCAGTGGACTATCACGGCTAAGCAACCTGACGGCAAGGGCAGCACAGCATTAACCCTCGCTGAGTATAGCGATCTGATTTACCAATAAGACCTATCCCGATCACCTCAACCCGGCCACTGCGCCGGGTTTTTTTATGGAATCAATATGGCTACGCAACCGACGCAAGATGCTGTACCAAGTGAATCACCTCGCAACCTGAAATTCAATGCGGGGAAAATTGATGAGTTCGTTACTTCAATGGGATGGACTTATACCGATCGATTTGGGAATCAGCATTACACTATTGAAGGCATGCGCTGGCTCGCTCAACAGGCGATTGCCGCATTTGGCTACATCACTATGGAGAGCTTTGAAGATGGAAATACGCTCACCCTCCCTAACCAGGTTCTTCGCCTTGAAGCGACAGGCGAATACTACCGCTGGGATGGTGCATTTCCAAAAGACGTTCCTGCTGGTTCAACGCCAGATTCTACTGGTGGCGTAGGGGTAGGAAAGTGGCTGAGTGTAGGAGATGCTACTCTGCGCTCAGACCTTGCAAAAAGCGATGGCTTGAAGCTCACCGGTCAAAAGGTTAACTATGGCATTCCTTTCGGTTCGAGTTTAACGCGGGGGCTTATCTGGGCGTTTGATAAGATTAGGGGCTGGTTGCGCGTAGGTGGCTCTGATTTAATACCGCTTGATGATGAGAAAAACTTTTGGCGCGGATTGCCCTCTAAAAACTCGTGGGGTGATCCTGCCAATATTGGTGATTATTCTGTTTCATTCAACCGAAATGGGGCATCGTTTGCTGTTTACTCAACAACATTTGGGCATGACTGTGTGACGTATGGCGTTGCATCATCTGCTGGTGGGGCAGGAAGTGCCACGGGCGACCCAGATGATATTACGTCGCCAAATAGTGAGGGTTATTGCTCCTTCGCGTTTGGAAAAAATGTAATCGCCCTTGGCGCTAAATCTGCGGCATTCTGTGAAGAAACTGAAGCTCTATCAAGGGGGGCCTTCTCTGCTGGCTATTTAACTCAGGCTAGAGAAGGCCTTTCTACTGATCCAGGAAGTACAGCCAGTGATGGAGTAGGAGCTACGGCATTTGGGATGACAACCAGAGCTGCGGGTGATGGCTCCTTTGCTGCGGGTAGGAATATTCAGGCATACGGAGGATCAATAGCAATTGGCTCTGGACTTAATGATCCTAATCCCGCGGTAAATCCACATACTAAATCAGTGATGCTGTTTTCAAACTCACTCATTCCTGGCTTAACCGTGGCACCTGGTGCTGGGGATATAAATAATCTGTCTAAAGTTGGCTTCCATACTAAGTACCCTAAGGAGATATGGGAGTGCGAAATAGCTGATGGCAATCGTGTCGCTTTCCGGATTGCAAATACAGGTACCGGGAAGATTCTTTTACAAGGCACTTCAAATACAGGGGCTTCGCTTGATATAGCATCTTTAGAGTGGACCAGTACGAACGGTGGGAGTGCTGTAGGTACTCTTAAAATCAACATGAATAATGGAGCAGGCAGCATTGAGTTGTCTCAAACCGGCATGGTTGCGCTGAAGAACGTTAAAACACTGGCTGAAATATCTGATGCCCCGGCTGGCACAGTTTATAAAGATGCTTCTAATTTCCTCAAGATAGTTTAAGAGAAGTCATCGCCAGGGAAGGCGCTCATAAACCGCACATACTGGATGTTGGCAATCATCATCAACTTTTTTTCTGTTAAAAGGCGAGTGATTTTAACTGTTAAGAGGAATCTGTTCATTCTGTTTGCAAAAGCGACTTGTTTGGCATCGCCGATCGACAATACTGTATTCATATACAGTATCTGTCGGAGGTGCATTATGGGATTACCATCGCCAGCATCAGACATACATACCGCCTTTGTTACGGACATAGGGGCTTTTTTACCCCCATCTGCGAGCATTGTTGAAACGCAGGAAGGCTTTGACGTCATTGAGAGCGCAACGCTGTTTAAGCGCGGAGACACACTGCTAATCTGGTTCTGCGGACGCCAGCAACACGCATATTGGGCAGGTGGCGTGCTCATTACTGACTACGGTGAGGCCATCGAAGGCGATGCGCTTGATGATGTTCGCCTGGTTGGTGTAGTTACGCATACAATTTACCCGGTTTGCTCAGACGAAAACCCCTTCATGTAGTACCCAAAGTGAGCAATCGACACTCTTCCTGCTGAAATTTACAAATATCAAAAAACTAATAGCGCTACAGGCTTAGAAGCGAAGCGGTCAGGAAGTAGACACACAGAAACAAGCGGCCATCTTGATCAGTATCTCAGTTAAAACTACTGTATATAAAAACAGTATTTAAGGTATGCATCATGGAGTTCTTCAGACCGGCAGAGTTACGCGAAATTATTGCTATCCCGCTTTTTAGCGATTTGGTGCAATGCGGGTTCCCCAGCCCGGCTGCTGATTACGTTGAGCAGCGCATCGATCTCAATGAGTTGCTGGTGTCCCATCCCAGCTCTACGTATTTCGTAAAAGCTGCCGGCGACTCGATGATTGAGGCCGGGATCAGCGACGGCGATCTGCTGGTGGTTGATAGCTCCCGGACTGCTGAGCATGGAGATATCGTCATCGCTGCGGTGGAAGGGGAGTTTACTGTTAAACGCCTGCAGCTGCGCCCTACTGTGCAACTCAATCCCATGAACAGCGCTTACTCACCGATTATTGTCGGTAGCGAGGACACTCTCGACGTTTTCGGCGTCGTGACTTTCATCGTTAAATCTGCGAGCTAAATATGTTTGCGCTCTGTGATGTGAATTCGTTCTACGCATCATGCGAGACGGTGTTCAGGCCAGATCTGAGAGGAAGGCCGGTGGTCGTTCTCTCGAATAATGATGGATGTGTAATCGCACGCAGCGCCGAGGCCAAGGCCGCTGGAATTACAATGGGAGAGCCTTTCTTCAAGCAAAAGGAGCTTTTCCGTCGCGCTGGGGTAGTTTGCTTCAGCAGTAACTACGAACTCTACGCTGATATGTCGAATCGGGTAATGACGACACTGGAAGAAATGAGCCCCCGCGTCGAAATTTACAGTATCGATGAAGCTTTTTGTGATCTTACTGGAGTGCGAAACTGCCGGGACCTGACCGAGTTCGGCAAGGAGATCCGCGCTACGGTTCTGAAACGCACGCATCTGACTGTCGGGGTTGGCATCGCGCAGACGAAAACACTCGCTAAGCTGGCAAACCACGCTGCCAAGAAATGGCAGAGACAGACGGGCGGAGTTGTTGATTTGTCCAATATCGATCGCCAGCGTCGGTTGTTGGCTATCGTGCCTGTGGAGGATGTCTGGGGAGTTGGCCGTCGCATCAGTAAGAAGCTCAACGCCATGGGCATTAAAACTGCCCTCGACTTATCTGAGCAGAGCACGTGGATAATCAGGAAGCACTTTAACGTTGTGCTCGAGCGAACCGTTCGTGAGCTTCGCGGTGAGCCATGTCTAGACCTTGAAGAGTTTGCACCAGCAAAGCAAGAAATTGTGTGCAGTCGTTCTTTCGGCGAACGTATCACTGAATACGAACAAATGAGGCAGGCTATCTGCAGCTATGCCGCCCGGGGTGCCGAAAAGCTACGCGGCGAGCATCAATATTGCCGCTTTATTTCTGCGTTCGTGAAAACCTCTCCCTTTGCGCTTAACGAGCCATATTACGGTAACAGTGCATCCGTGAAGCTCCTTACCCCCACTCAGGACTCTCGCGACATAATTAACGCCTCGGTAAAATGCCTGGACAAAATCTGGAAGGATGGTCACCGCTATCAAAAGGCTGGGATCATGCTTGGGGATTTTTTCAGCCAAGGCGTGGCCCAGCTCAACTTGTTCGATGAAAATGCACCGCGGGCCAGTAGTGATAAACTGATGGAGGTTCTGGATCAACTCAATGCTAGAGACGGCAGAGGAACTCTCTTCTTTGCCGGGCAAGGCATTCAGCAGCAATGGCAGATGAAGCGAGAAATGTTATCTCCAAGATATACAACAAGATTTTCAGATTTGATCGTTGTCAGATAGAGTTAGATAATATAGTTTGTGAATTTGCTTATCCAAATAATTCAGAGGGATTAATTGATGGCTAAATTTGGTAGGAATGAAAAATGCTGGTGTGGTTCAGGTAGGAAATATAAAAAATGCCACTTAGGTCGCGATAAACAGGAGCCTCTGGGTAAAGGAGAAGCTCAAAATGCTCTAAAGTTATTCACATCCTCCAGCAAATGTAGTGTTCCAGTAAATAAACAGAATGAGTGCGCAAACCGAATAGTCAAAGCTCATACTTTGTCTAAGTCAAATAGTTTAAAGGAAATTGCTTTCGAGGGGCATGTTCTAGGGTTAAAACATGGGATTGGTAGTATGGAGAGGAATGATGGACAGCCAACCCTTGAAAGGGTAGGCATTAATCAAGCGTCGACATTTACAGGGTTCTGTTCTTTTCATGATAAAGAACTTTTTTCATGTGTTGAGGATGAAGCGTTTCAACTAACTTCCAAACAATGTACGATGATTGCCTACAGACCTTTGATGAGAGAATTCTATGTTAAAGAGGCTGCTTTAAAATTTGCTCAGCAATCGCGAATGTTTGATAAAGGATGGGGATTAAGAGAACAATTTGCTTGGGCGAAAATATGTCATGAAAACGTTGAAGGCGCTGAGCTTTCTCTTAAAGACTTGGAGTTTATCAAAAATCGCGTAGAGGGCTCTATTGAGAATGGGGGGTATGACGCATTGAGACATTTTGTCATAAGACTTAACCAACCCCCAAAAGTCATGGCGTGCGGAATACATGCGCCAATATCCGATATATTTGGCAATGTCCTACAGGATATTACAAATAATCATTTAATCCGGCCGGCTTATTTAATGGCTAATCTTCTTGCATTGGATGGTAATGGCTATTTTATTTTTTCATGGCTGCCGGAAGATGATGCTATCATACTTGGCTTCATCGGCGCAATTCAAGAATGTGATGCCAGCGAAGTCGGTGACAGGTTGGTGAATTATGTATTTACATTTTTTGAAAATATATTCGCATCAGAGGAGTGGTGGGGAGGGCTTGGCGAAGAAAAAGCTTATGTACATAAGCTAATGATGCAAGGGATTAACATGCATTTATATGATCTTAACTTGATTGAGAAAGATAAAAACAAATATGGTGCTATTGATGTAAAGGATTTTTTAGAGATTTGA